GGACTATTTGGACAATATCTTCGTCATCCTGAATTTAATACAGTTGAATCCTATTATACTACCGAACTAGCAATGGCTGCGGTTGAAAATGCTTTCCGTTCCTTTATTCGGGACGTAACAATTAAAAAATAAAAACATGAAAACACAACAAAAAATTGATGAACAAATTGAAGGATTAGTACATCTTAAAACAACCCTCCCTCAAAAGTCAATATTTGGAGATGATAACTATGCTAAAATAGATGCACAGATAAGTGTATTAAAAGGAGAGAATGATCCTGATGATTTTTATGTAGACGAAGGAACAGAAGAGTATCAAGATGGTGATAATGATATTTATCATGATGCCTATTGTGCACAAGAATGGATGGATGGCGATGTGGAAGAAGATTTATTTTAACAAAAGGAGGTGACAGATGAATAGTAAAGAATTAGCGAAATCAATGAATCAACGAATTAAACAAGCGTGTGAAGAGTATCCGAATGATATTGCGAAAATATACACATCAGGAGGGTGTGATTACATTGTTAATGACTCCATGCTCTTTGATTTAATGCAGAATACTATCCCTCTTGAAGATGTGATGCCATGTCCACCTGTGCTGACAGACCAAATGATAATAGACTATATAAAGAATCAACCCTATTACGGTCATTGTACAGAAGAACACAATGAAGGTATTGAACAGGGTGCTAAATGGGCAAGAGCCTTCATGCAAGGAAAGGAGGAGGGATGAAAACACCAAACAACAGAGCAGGAGAACTTACCGAGAATATTATGCTCAAAATAGCCCAATATATTACTGATGGCGATTATAACAAGGTCTATGGTAGAATATATACAGAACTTGAAAATGCCAATACAGGAACAGAGATAGCAACAATAAGTGATATGAAAAAGTATATTAAGCAAAATAAATTAAAGCCATGACCATTAAAGAGAAACTTGAAGAGATAGCCAGAATGACTAATGATATGGGGATTATCAATCCGCACGATGCCAAACTCCTACTCTCCCTGATAGCTGATGTAGAGAAGATGAGGGAGGAGATTGAAAACACAATAAAAGGACTGCAAAGTAAACATGATGTCTTTTTAGGTACTAAGGGAGAATCGCATAGACAATCATTTAAACATGGATTGAGTTGGGCGATTGAATCAATTAGAATGATATTAGACCAACCAGACATCCCACCACAAGATAAGTTTGGTGATTGTAGTAAGCTGGAGGAAGCATTAGAACAATCGAATAAAGAATACGCTAACCAATGTCCACCTGAATGTAAGTGGGAGTTATATAGTGAGGAAGAAAATGTTTACGGAACATCATGTGATAATTTATATCAGATTATGAATGGCTCACCAAAGGATAATGAAATGGAATATTGTTCTTATTGTGGTAAAAAAATAGCATTGAAACCAGACAGCCCACCCTATAACGCAGACCCTCACCATAAAAGATAACGTATGAAAAACATAATCATCTACACCAACAGAAGCACTTTCATAGCCAGAGATATTGAGATGCTGAAATCAGATGAGTGGTATTTCGATAACAAAAAGACATGGATTTTGATGAGCTTCTGGCAACAGATAATACACTTCGCATGGACTAGGTATGATAATTATATCATCTGGTTTGGGGATTACCACGCTTTGATCCCTGTGCTATTTTCCAGGTTATTCAAACGCAAGTCATTTATTATTGTCGCTGGGTTCGATGCAATGAGTATCCCTGAAATTAACTACGGGATATTCTACAAGAAAGGACTTCGACAATGGATGGTTAAGAAGGCTTATAAATTATGCACAAAGATTCTCCCTGTGGATAGCTCATTGATGTACGGCTTTAACGAATACAACCACCAACCAACAGGACTGTTACACTTCATGCCTAAAATCAATCCAGATAAGATCAAGGTTATCAAGCAAGGAATTGATACCAATAAGTGGAAGCCGAAGAACATTTTAAGACCTTACGACTTCATTACCGTAGGGAACATAGACAACGATCAGACTTACTACCGCAAAGGGATAGATGTATTTATGAAGATGGCACGGATGATGCCTGATAAGATATTCCTTGTCGTGGGGTACGAGCAATACACTAACCAAAACATTCACTCCTTTGGGTTCTTGCCTATCAGCCAAGTCAAGAGATTAATGAACCGCTCAAAGGTTTACTGTCAGTTCTCTCTAGCTGAAGGGATACCCAATACTTTAATCGAAGCGATGGCTATGGGGTGCGTTCCTTGCGTTACTGATGTGAATGGGATGAGTAGGATCGTTGGAGATACGGGGGTCGTTATAAGCGACAAGAAAGAGATATATCCAGGTATGTTCAAAGCGTTGGTGATGTCGAATAAAGAATCAATCGAAAGAGTCAAGATAGTAGATACGAAGGTACGGAAACAAGAATTTAAAAAGATAGGTATAGTATGATTCAAGTAACTAAAGTAAGAATCCACTACGTCAACGGAGTCGTAGTTCATAAGAGCCAACGCAAAGCCAACAGGACCTTTGCCAACGATGAGGGAGTAAAGGCATACAGAGCAGAAATCAAAGCCCGATACGATGACAAGAAGACCATCAGAGGCAAGAAGTTCGATCACGTGGAAATCCTATTCGATATTAAATGTTAAAAAATGTTAAATTTTAGACCACCTTTCAGGTTTCTTCTATATATTTGCTCTGGAAAAATAACACTTGACAAAAGCTAAAAAAGGTTTATCTTTGTATTCAGAGGCTGGGTACCTCTCCAAAATCAACAAGCATGAGTATATATCTTTCTAACAAATTCCCAGGTAGATCAGAAGTAACAACGACATTTCTTGTTGGATGCTCTTTGTTGGTAACCCATACCCTGATCTCCTGGGTCTTATTTATTATGGCATATTATCCAAAAAGTTATGCGGAGATATATCCCGATAGAGATAGTTATGTTTATTCTTTGAGCGATCCCTTTACGGATGAGCTTTGCTACATTGGGAGATCAAGTAATATTAAAAGAAGGATTCAGTTACATAGATCACCAGGATCACAACAGATAGGTAATGATAGACTTAAAAATTGGTTAGTGTGGTTATACGACCAGAAGACATCACCACGAATGAGAATATTACATCATTGTAAGTCGTATGAATCTTCTATAAGTATAGAGAAAATGCTGATTAGAAAACTACACCCCAAGTACAATATTATATTTAATGACGGAGGTTATAATGGCTAAAAGATTTACAGATACCGACAAGTGGAAGAAGCCTTTTATAAGGGGCTTGCAAGGGGCATACAAGCTCCTATGGTTATACATTATTGATGACTGCGATCACGCTGGAATATGGCAAGTAGATATGGATGTTGCAGAGATAAGGATAGGTGAGAAATTAGACATAGATATAGCGGTTGAATTATTTGGCAATAAGATCCATGTATTTAACGATGCAGAGAAATGGTTTATACCAGACTTTATTGAGTTCCAATATGGGATACTAAACAAAGAAAATAAGGCTCATAACTCTGTTATCCAAAAATTAACAAAGTATAAAATTAAGCACCTTACAAGCTCCTTAGAAGGGGCTAAAGATAAAGATAAAGAGTTGGATATGGATAAAGATAAAGAAAAAGGAGTCCCAACTCAATCTGAAGTTGAGCAGTATTTTATTGAGAATGGTTATTCAAAACAATCAGGAGCAAAAGCATTTAATTATTATAATGTAGCTGGTTGGAAAGATAGTAGAGGGAGGAAGGTATTGGCGTGGAAACAGAAGGTAAGAGGTAATTGGTTTAAGCCAGAGAATGAAATCAAGACTCAAAGCAACATGGTCCGATGAAGATACTATCATTAAAAACAAGAAGCGTATATGATATTCAGATTAATAAGGCTGGAGAAAATCCAATCTTATGTCCTGAATGTAGTGATGACAGAAAGAAGAAGAAGTCTAAATCACTATCATTTAACGCAACAAAGGGAGTAGGTAAGTGCCATCATTGTTTAGTTGAGTTTGTAGAATGGAAACCGCAACTTGAAAAGAAAACGTACAAAGTTCCCGAATGGAAGAATAGAACCGACCTAACAGATAAGGCAGCGACCTGGTTTCGTGGACGTGGAATAACAGATGAAACACTAAATGCACTCAATGTAAGTAGCTCAACCGAGTGGATGCCACAGACGGAAAAGGAAGAAGGTGTGATCTGTTTCCCTTATTTCAGGAATGGTAAGCTGGTAAATATCAAATACCGAGATGCTAAAAAGAACTTCAAGCTATACTCTGGAGCTGAGTTGATCCTTTATAACATCAATAGCATCACAGATCAGAAGGAATGTGTAATTGTAGAGGGTGAAATTGATTGCCTTTCCTTTATACAAGCTGGTATAAAGAACGTGGTGAGTGTTCCTAACGGGGCTGGGGCTAACTCCTTAGAATATATTGATAACTGCTTCAATGAACTCCAACACATCGAGAGGTTCTATCTGGCAGTTGATAACGATCCAGCAGGGTTTATTCTCAGGGAGGAATTAATAAGAAGGCTCGGAGCTGAGAAGTGTAGCATCGTTCCATTTGATACTTGCAAGGATGCTAATGAATACCTACAACAAAAGGGAGGGTTTGAATTAGGTGGTATTCTAAAGAAGGCAAAGGAAGTTCCAGTAGAAGGGGTTGTATTTCAATCAGACATCTATGACAATATCTATTCGCTGTTCCAGAACGGGTTAAATCCTGGTGCTGGGGTCAACATACCTCAATTTGATGAACTGATAACATGGGAGCCAGGAAGGGTTGCAGTTGTTACTGGGATACCCTCTCACGGAAAGAGCGAGATAGTGGATTATATAATCTCCCGATTGAATATGATTCACGGATGGAAGGTTGCATACTATTCTCCTGAGAACTACCCGTTAGAACTTCACTATTCAAAGATAGCATCAAAGATAACAGGCAAAAGCTTCTCATCGAAGTTCATCTCCCATAATGAATTTGAGCGTACATTTGAATACATCAACGATAACTACTTCTTTATCTACCCAGAGGAAGATGTAACGGTTGAAAACATAATAGAGAAAGCAAGGTATCTTGTAAGAAGAAACGGAATCAAGGTACTAGTGATTGACCCGTACAATAAATTAGAGCATAGCAAGGAGAGGGGCGAGAGTGAAACTGAGTATGTAAGTAGATTCCTGGATCAGCTTTCTATGTTCTCCAAGCAGCATAGTTGTTTAGTGGTACTTGTAGCACACCCCCGAAAGATGGAACGTAAACGAGATGACACTACTAAATATGAAGTGCCAAACCTTTACGACATCAACGGATCTGCAAACTTCTACAATAAGTGTGATTACGGGCTGGTTGTTTATCGGGACTTCGCTAATAACATCGTTAGGATTATTGTATTGAAGGTGAAGTTTAAGCATCTCGGTCAGGGTGGGGAGGTTGCATTTGAATACAACGCAGTAAATGGACGGCTTTTAGTTAAAGGAGAAGAACCCGATTACGATAGTTACTTAACAAAGCAATGGAATGTAGAAGTTCCACAATTAGAGATGACTGATACAGAAAAATGTCCTTTTTAAGACTTTGACAACAAAATGAAAAACGATAATAACTTCTGATATGAAAGTAAACAAGATATACTGTGAGGATTGTTTGGATACGATGTCAAAGATGTCAGATGGATTTATTGATCTTACTGTCACATCTCCCCCGTATGATGGTTTGAGAGATTATAAAGGATACTCTTTTGACTTTGAGAGTATAGCTAAAGAGTTATTCAGGGTAACAAAACAAGGTGGTGTGGTGGTTTGGATTGTTGGGGATGCTACTGTGGGTGGGAGTGAAACGGGAACATCATTCAGACAAGCGTTATTTTTCATGGAGTGTGGATTTAATTTACATGATACTATGATTTATTCAAAGAGGGGTTTCAGTTCTCCATCGAATAATAGGTATCATCAAACAAGCGAATATATGTTCATTTTTAGTTTAGGAATCCCAAAAACATTTAATCCAATAAAAGATAAAAAGATAATATGGGGATGCCAATGGGGTAAGAATACAAAAAGACAGATAGATGGTGGATTAAAAGACCTAGGTAAAAGAGACAAAAAGGTTGAATTAGGGATGAGATATAATATATGGGAGTACTCTATTGGTCATGGCAATTCCACGCAAGATGAAATCGCATTCTCTCACCCTGCTATATTCCCTGAAAAACTAGCGTCAGACCATATATATTCTTGAAGCAATGAAGGTGATTTAGTTTATGACCCGTTTATGGGAAGTGGAACAACCGCAAAATCTGCTCATCACCTAAAAAGAAACTGGATAGGAAGTGAGATGAGCCAAGAGTATGTTGATATAGCAAACAAGAGGATTGATCCATATCTAAGACAAACAACACTATTATGAAAAAACCAAACGAAGTACCGTATTCCGCTTACGCTCAGTTTCATTTAGCATTAAAAGGCTGGGATGTCTTTTATAATACCAGAAAAATGTGTAAATTTGAACTCTGGGAGCGACATCGACACAACAGGACTCACGTTGAGCAGTTAAAGCGAAGGGAGCATCCGCAGTATTTGTTTAAGATGAACCCAGCGTATCATAACTTTCTGAGAGAACACGACCTAAAACAAAGGAAAGACTATGAAAGGCAAAAGAAATTACCGAAAGGAAAGCGATCGACTTTTCTCCTTGTTGGTTAGGCAGTCCAACGCTGACGAGGATGGGATAGTAACCTGTTGCACTTGTGGTAAGACAGGGCATTGGAGGAAGTTTCATCTGGGACATTTTATGCCACGCCAACATCAGGCAACTAGGTTTGACCGAATGAATACCGATGTTCAATGTGTAAAATGTAACAGTTTTAATGAAGGAGAACAATACGCTTATGGTAAATATCTAGATATAACCTACGGAGAAGGGTCTGCTGATGAGATTGTGCAAAAGAGCAAGACCGCTTGTCCCCGAAAAGAGATAGACTTCAAATGGCTAGTAGCAGAGTTCACAGATGAATTAACAGAGAAAGGATACCTATGCAGATGATTTCACCTTATGTAGTTCCAGGCTTATCATTTAAGCCAATGCCAAAGCACCACCCCACGAAAAGAGGTACGTTTAAAATGGTCAGGGCGGTTTGTGCTGAGTACAATATATCCCCTATGCAGATCCACTCCGCTTCAAGGCATAGACCCCACGTTATCGGTAGGCAAGTATTGCAAACGATACTCAGGATGTTAACCCCTATGACCTTAGAGCAGATAGGAATGGTTGTAGGCAGACGGGATCATGCAACGGTAAAGTATGCCATTAATCAGGTGAAGGGTCTATATCAGGTGGATACGATGTACCGCAATAAGGTAAACAATATCTTACACAAGATAGACGCTACTCATTTGGAGGCTAAATTTATGGAAGCATGAAAGAGATAATTGACATCGAAAAGAACGAACCACACAAGGCATCTGAGGTGATATGTGTAAGTTGTAACGAAAGGTGGTTAGCAGTACGTCCATCGGTAACTAAACTCAAAGAGCTTCAATGTAAAACTTGTGGGAGTGGATATGTAATTGAAACAGGAGAAGTGATATGAAAACATTAAGATGGAATTTAGGGGTATTGGTACTCAGATTTGGTTATTGGATTAGACGTGAGGTACCTCAAAAGACTTGGTTCAAAAAAAGGAAACCATGAAAGAGAAATTCTTTAAAGAAGTCTTAATCCCTCTGATAGAAAGAGGTGAGCAGTCGGTAGCAATGATCGAATTAGTAACCGACACCTATGGCTATGATGAAACCATCAACCAGGAACGAACGAGAATAGTAACGCAAGAACTTATAAACCTAAAACATGATTATGAAGGACTTAATATTGACGAAATCACAACGAGATTCAAGAGAATCATCGGAGAAAACCCTACTGT